CATGGCGGGAGCCGTGCTCCAGCCGATGGATCAGGCGACCCAGGCACAGGTCAGCGACGAGCAGAATGCCCTGACCCAAATGGTGGCCGGAGTGGAGCCCAAGATGGAGCCGCAGGCCGGGATGAACTATCAGCTCCGGCTGCAGACACTCCAGCAGTCGATCCAAATGAATCCCGAGCTGCAGCAGATGATCGCCGCCCGGCCGGTGCTCTCCAAGATGGTGGAGAACCGGATCAAGTTCCTGAACTTCCAGTTGCAACAGCAAGGCAACGCCCAAATCGGACGGGTCGGCACGGCCCCCGTCCTTGAGGCGGGGCAGGGGAACCAATGATCCCGCAGAAACGCCGAGGCGCAGAGAAAATGAAGAAGTCCAAAGTCGTATTTAAGAAACTGACCCCGGCGCAAAAGCTCCTGGCGATGTTTGAAGCTGCAAAATCCAAGAAATGAAGAAGCTGCTCTCGACCCTCGTCTCTCGACTCTTGGCCATATTTCAACCTCGGGTTGAAATTCTCCGCGCAACTCGCATGGATGACGCGGCCCTCGTCGGTGCCTTGGCCGTCGATGCTGATCATCCGGTGCTGCAGGCAGTCCTCGAGGTGATCGACCGTGCGCGAACCGAGGCGCGGAGCGAGGCCAAGGCCATCATCAAGAGCGAGCGGGAGACCATCTTTGCCCTCGGCGGAGAGAACGGGCTCGACCGCCTGGAAGAGTATCTGCTCAACCTGCGTGCCGAAGCCATGAGGCAGAGGCAGGCCTAAGTCGAGAGACGAGGGTCTAGAGACGAGGGTCGACCCTCGACTCACATTCATCCGCGGTGCGGATGAATTTCCCCCATTAAGCTCGACCCGTCGGTGACCGATACTCCCCCGCATGGGATCTTCCTGCGCTTCGATCGGCACCGCATCACGCGGGGCAAAGGCAAGTGCTGACAACAAGGCCTCTTGAGGGCCGTATAAAAACTCATGAGCGAAAGCACCCAAGAGACAGCAGCACCCGCACCCGAGTCTGAGGAATCCTTCAGTGATATCCTTGATCATCTCCCACCCGAGGTGGCTCAGGCACTTGGCAAGTCGAAAGACTCCAAGAGCAAGCAAGAGCCCGATCCTCCGGATGCCGAGACCGAGGAGGAGAATGCGGGGACAGAGACTGAGACGACTGAGGATGCCGAATCCGAGGACGACTCCAAGGATGACGACAACAAAGATGAGGAAGACTCCGAGGAGAAAGACTCCGAGGAAAAGCCCAAGGGAATCGAGAAGCTCGAAAAGCGCATCGACAAGCTGACCCGCCGCCGCAAGGAGGCCGAGTCCGCTGCCGAGTCACTCCGTGCCGAAAACGAGAGCCTGAAGGCCGAAGTCGAGAAACGATCCGTCATCAAGCTCGAGGCCACGGCCGAGGATCCCCTTGCCGATCTCGACTCAATGTCCGAACTGGAAGCCAAGGTCAGCGCGGCCAAGAAGGTCCGCGCCTGGGCACTGGCCAATCCGGACGGCGCCACGGTGACCAATCCCGACGGCAGCGAGCGCTATGTCGACCGAAGCGAGATGGCGAAGTTCATCGCCCAGACCGACGCCCTCCTCACCGACCACGCCCCGTCCCGCAAGGAGTACCTTGCCCAGCGCGAGGCGATCCTCCCCGAGGCCAAGGCAACCTATCCCGAACTCTTCAAGGTGGGATCGGCCGAGCACAAGGTCATGGTCGAAACCCTCAAGCAGGTGCCCGCGCTCAAGCGTCTCGCTAACTACGAGATGATCTTCGGTGACGCATTCCGAGGTCAGAAAGCCCGCTTTGAGGAGGCAGCAAAGTCCCAGTCCAAGTCAGCCGCTGAAACAAAAGGCACCGACGCAAGCAAAGCAGCACTTGCGGCCCCCTCGAGGAAGGTGATCGCCCCGGCGATTCCCAAGCCCTCGGCAAGCCGCCCACCCGCCGCCAGCACCAAGGGGAAGTCAGGACGCCTCGACCGAGTGATCGGATCGGGATCCATGGACGACCTCACGGCCTACTTCGGCGGGTAAAACCCCAAACAACTCAAACACCCAAACAAACATCCAGCTTTAGAACCCTAAAACCTAAAGCCTAATCACCTAACACTATGGCAGCTACAAGCTATCTCAATTCGGTCGGCAAGAGGGAAGACCTCTCCGACATCATCGCCGTCGTCGACGCCAAGGAAACCGTCCTGACGTCTTCCATCAAGAAAGGCTCCAAGAAGCCCACCAACGCCTACGTTGAGTGGCTCGTGGATTCCTATCCCTCCACCAGCACCGCCGGAACCGTTGACGGAACCGAGGTTGCCTACACCGATGCTGCCGACTTCGCGTCGACCCGTTACCGCATCGGCACCTACATCCAGCAGTTCCGCCGCGTCCCCGGCGTCAGCCGCCTGGAGGAGACCGTCGCCACCGTCGCCGGTGTCAACAACCCCGACCCCCAGGGTGTGGCCGGAGCCACGGAATTCGCCCGTGCGAAGGCCAAGGCCGTGGTCATGGTCAAGCGCGACATCGAGGCCACCTGCCTGAGCGCCAATGGCGCCGTGGCCGGAACCGGCTCGGTCGCCTACAAGACCCGTGGTCTTGGTCAGTGGCTCAGCGCAACGGCCGATTCCGTCGCCCTCGGTCAGTCCAACGTGCTGCTCTCCAGCTCCCAGATCTATTCGGGGAACCTGAGTGCCTTCACCGAGGATTCCCTCCGTGGCGTGCTTCAGCAGCGCTGGAGCGTGACCGGCAAGGGTGGGGACCTCCTCGCCATCGTCGGAAGCGATGTCAAGAATAGCGTGAGCGACTTCTCGAGATACTTACCAAGTAAGACAAGCAACACGCCTGTGCGTTTCTACAATCAGGACGTGAACAGCAAGATGGTCAGCTCCGTTGTGGATATCTACAGCGGCGACTACGGCAATCTGGAGCTCCACCTGAGCGCCTTCCTGCCGACCACCCGCACGGGATACATCATCGATCCCGAGTTCTGCGAGCTCCGCACCCACACCGCCCCGTACTTCACCGAGCTCCCTGATCTCGGTGCCGGTCGTCGCGGCATCGTGGAGGCCATCGTGGCCCTGGTTCCGACCAACCCACAGGCCCACGCCAAGATCGACGCCGCCAACGCGTAATTCTGGTTCGTGGTACACAGCGTCCGGGGGCAACCCCGGGCGCTGCAATCACGGTCCGAAATCCTCATGTCACTCGTAGCACCCATCGAAGCCAGCTCTGCCGTCCTGGAGGAATTCCGCAAGGGATTCAAACAGCACGCCGTTGCGGCGGCCCTCCGTCAGGAGAAGGTGAATGCCTACTCGCGTCAGCTTGAGAACTCCTCCCGGCTCATGGAGGGTCTCGGCCAGCTCAAGTACCGGATCGACGCCGACCTCTACCACCACATGAAGGCTCTCTTCGGTCCCGATTGCTGGAAGGACAAGGCCTTCACCGATGCCCTTGAGCGTGACGGCATCATTCAGAGGGTCAAGGGGATCTCGGACAAGATCATGTCGTTTGCACCAGAAAGTAAGAATGTGGAAAGCCGTAAATCAGGAACAGAGGCCAGGAAGATCATTGAGGAACACACCTTTGCAGAAACCGATCTGCCCGCCCCTTCCACCGAGGGAACGATTGATGGCACCGAGGTAGAAAGCACCGACACCATCGTTTCGTGAGCATTTCAGAAGCCCTCGCCACTCGACCCTCGCCCCTCGACTTCTCATGCGTACCGTAACCTTTAAGAGCGTGATTGACGGAGCCTTGGCCCGCATGGGTCTGGACCCCTTGGTCACTCCCTCCTCCAACACTCTGGCGGCCTTCACCGAGTACGCGAACTCCTCGCTCCGTGCCGCTTGGGAGATGTACCCGTGGCCCGATGCCGTGCGGTTTGAGAGTCGCCAGTTCTACGCGACCTGGGCGTCCGGCACCTCTTATGCGGCCGGGGACGTTGTCCTGGGGAGTGATGGCAACTACTACTACGCCCTTCAGGCAAACTCTTCCCAAGATCCGGTTGCCGATACCTCTGCAACCTACTGGGCCCCGGCCAGCTCTTACAGCTCGACCACCGGCAGCGGGATCCTCTATGCGATCTCACTCGACCAGGTGCTGGGTGGCACGACCCTTACCCCGATTGGCGAGGTGCTCGGAGTCTTCCAAAGCGATCCCCGGACAAACCGGTACGCCACCCCAGTCAACTGGATGCTGACCAATGACGGCATCGTTGTCGGTCAGAACGGGCTCTCGGTGACCTCAATCCCCTCTACGGTTTGGGTCCAGTTCACCGTCCGGCCCTCGGTCTACACCACCTCAAGCTACAGCAACGGCGACACGATCCCCTATGTCGTGGCTGAGGCCGTCAAGTTCGGCATCTGTGCCGAGGCCCAGCGTGAGGATGGACAATTTGACAAGGCCGCCGCCCATGACGCCAATGCCCTGGCCGCGCTCAACACCGAGTGGGACAAGATCGAAATGAAACAGGGCCAGCAAGGGCGCTTCAGCGCCATGACCAGGTAGAACCAAACCATCAACCCTAGAGCCTAAACCGCTAGAGCCTAAGCACCTATTCCTATGGCAGACGTAATGATTGGCAAAACCGACGCGGGCGCAAGGCTCCCGGTCAATGTGGACACCCATGGCCGCGTGGTCATTTCCGGAACCGTTTCCTCGATTGGAAACGTCGAGACCATCCTCAATGCCCAAACTGCGATTGAAACCGTCATGGCTGCGGATCTTGCCGCCACCAAGTCGAGTGCGGCATCGATCGCTGGAATGGCGATCCCTGCAAATGACTACATTTCGCTCGGATATACTGGGTCAAACCTGACTTCAATCGTCTACAAGACGGGCGGGTCGAGCGGCACGACGGTCGCCACCCTGACTCTGGCCTATGACGGGTCGGGCAATCTCACGAGCGTCACCAAGTCTTAGCCATGGCCTGGGTTTTCAATCCCTTTACAGGAAAGCTCGATCAGGCGGGATCGGGAGGTTCTGGCGGCAGTCAGGTCAACTCCGATTGGAACGCTTCAACAGGTGTGGCGGCGATCCTTAACAAGCCGAGCCTCTTCTCCGGTGCCTACGCAGACCTCACGGGAACCCCTTCAACCTTTGCGCCCTCGGCCCACGCTTCAAGTCACGCCAGCGGGGGAAGCGATGCCCTGACCCTTGCTTCTTCCCAGATCACCGGCCTCGCCTCGGTCGCCACCAGCGGTTCGGCGGCAGACCTGACCGGAACCCTTGCGGATGCACGACTCTCCAACAACGTCGCTCTCGACAACCAGAACAACAATTTCACCGCAGGCCAGAGCATCACCGCCGCCGCAAATACCTCCGCGCTGACGGCAAGCTACTCCGTCACGGGAGCGAACACGACCCCTCTTCTGAACTTGACGGGAACTTGGAATACGACGGGCGTTGCACAGGGCATCTTGCTCAACATCACCGACACGGCGAGCAATGCGGCTAGTGTGCTTTTCGACGTACAGACCGCAGGCACAAGCAGGTTTAAGATCTCCAAGACTGGAACCGTTACGGCGATTGCTGTTTACGCCTCGAACTCTGTTTTTGGTGGCACAGGATCGCAAATTAGCACAACGGGTCTTGCGGTTGGTTCAAACGCTTCTATCCTTTGGAAAAGCAACGCCAACGTCGAGCTTGGAACGTCTGATTTATTTTTAACAAGAGACGCAGCCAACACGCTTGCCCAGCGAAACGGCACCAATGCACAGACCTTCCGTCTCTACAACACCTACACGGACGCAAGCAACTACGAGCGTGGCGTATTCGATTGGACTACTAATTCAAACTCTCTGACCATTGGAACGCAAAAGGCGGGAACAGGCACGGCTAGAAGGGTCAGGCTTAATTCAGCAGAAGGAATAGACGTTTATTGCTCTGACACCTCGAGAACATTCCAGTTTGCAGTGAACCAGACAATTTCTTTCAACTCCTTTAGAGGTGTTTGGTATTCGCTAACTACAGACCCCACAACCACCGATCTTGGTAGCAATACGTGGGCCATTTACAAGAACACAACCTCAGGAACCGTTAAACTATGGGTCAACGACGGCGGCACGATGAAGTCTGTAGCCCTCGCCTAATCTTATGAACAACACCATGACACCAACCCAAGCCCTGCAACTCCTATCCGAAGCTCTGGAGCCTCGGAACATCAACGCAATCTCCAGACAGGGATTTATTGCTATCCAGCAAGCAATCGAAGTCCTCGCCTCCGCAATCAAACCCGAACCCTCAGAATCTGATGCAACTAACGATTGATCCATCCAAGCTCTCCGGCCTCAACGCCATCGTCTCTCGCCTCAATAGCGTCGAGGGTGCCGAGCAGACCACGCCCGAAGCGTATTTTCAAAGCCGAGTGGAGGAGGTCCTTGCCTCCTACGATGCGAGTGAGGTGGAGCGCACCATGCGTGAAAATGAGGACGCATTCCGTGCCGCAGCACTCCTCCCCGCTGAAGTTCAACAGCAACTCCGCGACCTGATTGCCCAGCACTCGGCCTAGCTAATGAAGCTCCTCCGCGATCTCTGGCTCTTAATCAGGTGCTACCCGATTGCCCGCGGTCGCGTCCTGGTTGACCGCCCGCTGAAATACCCCGGCACCGTCTGCCACATGATCGCCTACAACGAGACCCGTACGGAGCTGGTGAACCGCGGACTCCGCGAAGAGGGCGAGATCACCGGGGCCGTCGTGATGATTGCGGTGGGGCTGGCTTACCTGCTGAACAGATAGGGCCAAGTCGAGGGACGAGGTACGAGGGACGACCCTCGACGCATATTCATCCGCAGTGCGGATGAATATCCCCCATTAAGCTCGGTGCTCCCATCACCTATCCTCTCCCCATGAAGGGCTATTCCGGCCCTCGACCCTTGGCTCTCGACACTCGACTTCTCTCATGAATACCTACGCAACCGTCAAGTCTGCAGGCAACGACGCGGTCACCCTCAATGCCTCCACCTACACGGCCCTCACCGCCCAGGTCGCCACCCGTGTCCATATCACGAACACGGCCTCGGGTGCGGTCGCCGTCCAAGTCAAGCAGGATGCCGGATCCGCGGCCATCACGGTCCCGGCGGCCACCACCATGACCTTCACGGGTCTGCGTGATGCGTCCCAGCTTTCGGTCCTCGCCGCGTCCGGCACACCCACGCTCTCCTACCGCTGGGAGCATTAGACTGAAAGGCTGAAGGCTGAAGGCTGAAGGCTGAAGGAACATGAGCACCGGAATCCCGCTTCCTCACCCGCTGACCCTAGTCATCTCGCTGATCGCCGCCTGCTCGGGAGCCGCCGCCCTCTTCACCTTTTTCAGCCTCTACTCGGCTCTGCCCTTGCGGATGGATCGGGTGGAGAAAATGAATGAATCTCAGGACTCAAGGATTGCAGAGATCCAGCGCGACAATGCTCAACGGAGGGAAATCCTCGCCGCCGCCCTAGCCACCCTTCAGCAGATTGATCAAAGAACACAAAGAATCGAAACGAAATTGCTGAGGTAGGATCCCATGTACGACATCCCTTCCATGGTCTCGGCCGGGCTCAAGGTGATCGACAAGATCATCCCTGACGCCGATGCCAAGAATCGTGCCAAGGAGTCCTTCGAGCTAGAGGTGCTCAAGCTCGCCACCAGCGAGAGCAAGGCCCAGGCCGAGGTGAATGCCGTCGAGGCTCAAAATCCGTCCCTTTTCGTCTCGGGGTGGCGGCCCTTCTGCGGATGGGTCTCGGCACTTGGATTTGCCTGGGCGACTCTTGGCCAGCCGATGTTCTCATGGCTCTACACGGTGGCGACTCATCAGCCCGCCCCGGTCGTGGCACTGCCGATGGATATTCTGATGACCACGCTTCTAGGGCTCCTCGGGCTCGGGTCTCTGAGGACCATCGAGCGCCTCAAGGGTGTCGCTGCCAAGTAACCCCCATGATCGATAAGCGCTCTGATCAAGTCCTCTCCACCTTGCTTCTCAAGGTGCAACCGACTTTTGCCAATCTCCTGATCGAGCTGAAGAAGCACTTCCAAGAGAAGGGTGTGGAATGCAAATACATCTGCGGAACACGCACTTATGCCGAGCAGGATGCCCTCTATACCAAGGGGCGCACCTCTCCAGGGCCGATTGTCACCAAGGCCCGCGGAGGTGAGAGTAATCACAACTTTGGAATCGCCGTCGATGTCGGGCTCTTCACGTTAGACGGCAGCTACCTGGAGGACACTCCCTTCTATCGTGACATCGGCAAGATCGTTGCCACCTTTCCAACTCTGGAATGGGGAGGCAACTGGAAATTCGTCGATGAGCCTCACATCCAGTGGCGGACCGGCCTGAGCCTCGCCGAAATGCGTGAGCGAGTCGCCGCCAAGCAATCCATCGTCTAGGGGGTTTCTCCGCTTCTGACCTATCAGCCTTTAGACTTCAGCCTAATAGCCTTTCTCTCCCCATGCCCCCTCTTTCCAGCCCAATCGTCAAGGACGGCGACACCGCCTTCCTCGGCCTTCAGTCCCGCCGCAATCCGTTGACGATCCCCTCCGGCTACCTTCAGGTCGCCCAGAATATCCGTCTCGATCGCGGCATTGCCCAGACCCGCAAGGGGGCCAAGCGGCTCGCGGCAGGCATTTCGGTCGGAGCCACGCCCGTCACTGTGCCCTTTACCCTGCACGGCGGCGACACGGTCAGCTCGATCACCCAGTCCGGCAATGTGGCCACGGTGACGACCGCCGCGCCCCATGGCCTTGGCTCAAATGGCTCGCAGTTCTATGTCGAGATCGCGGGAGTCACCGGGGCCACGGCCAGCGCCTACAATGGCAAGTGGACGGTGACGATCACGGGCACCTCGACCTTCACCTACAATGTCTCGGGATCCCCGGCCTCCAATCCTCCCGGGACGATCACCTGGACATGGCCGGTCCTGCTCACTAATTACTCGGGCGGTCTCTTCGGTGCCGGGGTCTACTCCTCACCCCGCTACGACTCCGCCAACGAGTATATCGTGCTGTGCGGGCCGACGACGGCCTATCTCTACCGTCAGGGTTCGAGCCTTCTGACTCTGAGTTACCCCATCACGCCGATCACCGAGCAGATCTTGCCCGGCGACATCGTCACAACGCTGCAGGCCTTTGACCGGCTCTATCTCTTCCGCTGGCGGTCCAGTGACCTCCAGCAGAAGGTGACCTCCATCACCCAGTCCAGCGGCACCGCCACCATCACCACCCCGGTCGCCCATGGCTATGCCGTGGGAGAAGTCGTCCGACTTTCGGGAAGTGACCAGAGTGGGTTCAACCTCGATGCCGTCATCGCCACGGTGCCATCCACTCCTGCAATAGGCGGACAACCGACAACCTTCACGGTGGCCGTCCCGAGTGCCACTTCGGCCAACACTTCGACCAGTCTCTTTGCCCAACGGGTCTGCTGCCCTTTGGTCTGGGATGGAATCACCTCCGGATTCGCCCGCGTCCCGACCGGCACCTCCCCCCTTGGGCCGACCTATTCGCGCATGGTAAGTCCGACGGGTGGCATTGCCGCCTACTACAACAATCAGGTCGTGATTTGCAACGGGCGTGACACCCTGCTCATCTCCGACGTGCTCGATCCCGACACCTACGATCCGATGCTCAAGGGATTTCGGACTAATACGGGATCGAACGATTACCTGGTCGCCCTCCATCCTTATGCCAACCGACAGTTGATCGCGTTCCTACGCAAGTCGATCTACCTCGGGACGCTTGTCCTGGCCGCCGATGGTGTTTCGGTCGATACGGCCGCCTCCAGCCTCCAGCTCCTGACCAATGAGGTCGGGTGCGCGGCCCGGATGACGGTGGCCACGGCCGGAACCTACATTTATTTCCTGGCCGATCAGGGCGTCTACCGACTCGACAATAGCCAGATCGATCTGGCCCTGCGTGGGAACACGCTCCCGCTTTCCGAGCCGATTGCCGACATCTTCTCCACGATCAACCAGTCGGCCGTCGGCACCTCCAATGCGGTTTATTTTAACAACCGCTACTACCTTGCCGTCCCGACCGGCAACGCCACCTCACCCAACACCCTGCTGATCTACAACCAGCTCAATGAGTCCTGGGAATCGGTCGATACCAATCTCCCGGCCCTCGATCGGCTTGTGGTCAGCGATGACGGCACCCAGCGGCGACTCTTTGCCGCCTCCAACTCGGGGGCCATCTTCCTCCTTGAGGAGTATGATACCGCTAATGATGACACCGGCACCGGCAGCGCCCAGGCCTTGGTCAATGGCGTGATCACGACCCGCCGCTATTTCTACGGCCAGCTCGCCCGCAAGCGCCTGGGCAATGTGGCGGTCTCGGCCTACTTGCCTGCCGGAACCACGGTCGATGTGGCCTCCGTCACGACCGATCCGGACAACACGACCCACATTGCCACGGTCACCAACTCCGGGGTGGACAATGACTACACTATCCGCGCCCCGATCCGCCGCCCCGGCACCTACCTCGACCTGACCGTCACCACCTCGGGCGGTCGCCCCACGATCCGTGCGGTCACTGCTGACGCCACCATCCCGGCCGATACCTCACGACTGTCTAGGACGGAATCGTAATTGATGTCGAGGGTCGAGGGTCGAGGGTCGAGAGCCAAAACGAAAAGGCCTTCTTCTTCTCTCCTGATTTCCCCCATTAAGCTCACCGCCCCCGTCACCTATCCTCTCCCCATGCGGCATTCCGTGCTCTCGACCCTCGACCCTCGTCTCTCGACTCACTAACCCATGGCCACCGTCACCACCGGATACACGTTCGTCAATAATGAGACGGTCACCCCGGCCAAGCTGAACAGCCTGGCGGGCGGGGCCTCGGTGTCAGCCATTCAGACGGCCGACATTGCTGACAGCCAAGTAACCGCGGCCAAGATTGCCGATTCAAATATCACCACGGCAAAGATCGCTGATGGAGCCGTGACGCTGGCAAAACTCGTCGCCACAGTGCAACAGGCCCTGCTCCCAGCCGGAGCGGTGCAAGCCTTTGCCATGAACTCGGCCCCATCTGGATGGTTGGCCGCCGATGGCGCAGCTATTTCCAGAACCACCTATGCAGCGCTCTTTACGGCGATTGGAACCACTTATGGCACAGGTGATGGTTCGACAACTTTTACGCTTCCCGACCTGCGTGCATCCTTTGTCCGAGGTGCAGGATCAGATGGTGTGGCTACGGCCGGAACTTTTGGAGTTAAGCAGGCCGACGATTTCAAGAGCCATACGCATACCGCAACGGTTACCGATCCCGGTCATACGCATACATCAAATGCCCAAAGAATTACAGCGGGATCTGGGCTCGGAGGAGGATCGCAATCTGTAACTGCTGCCACGACAATCAATTCTTCCACCACAGGAATCACGGTTGCCAATGCCTCGACCGGTGGAACCGAAACCCGTCCCCGTAACATTGCGATGCTTTATTGCATCAAATTCTAAATGCCCGCATGGGAGATTGCACGCCAATGGCAGGAAGAACATTCACCGATTCCCTTCGAGGAACGGGTGGCGTGGCATCTTGCCCATGGGGTCGTGCATTCCGACCCCTCCTGCTTGGTGCTGGCCTCGTTGGTCTCCTGGGATCCCTCACTCAAGGCTCCGGCGCACCCCTCCTCCCCGCGCAATGCTTGGTTCATCGAGATCGCGGCCACCAGTGCCGCACCCCTCTCACGGATCATGCAGGTGCTTCCCTATCCGATGGAGTGGGTCATTTTCCGCCGGGACAATGGATTCGACTTTCATGCCTACACATGGCCACGCATGGCCAAGCGGGTCGGCCTTCACTCACTCTAACCTCTAACACTTAAAATTATGGGCGGACTCTTCGGCGGCGGCGGCGGCGCATCGGCACCTGCACCCATGGACTACAATGCCATGGCGGATTCGGGCATGAAAGCCACGCTCAAATACTATCCCCAGATTGCCGCCCAGCAACTTCAGTACAATCCGTATTTCTCGCAGCAGGCCCTCGGTCAGGTCAACAATGTGGCGGCATTGCTCTCGGGCGACCCGAGTCAGCAGTACAACCTGACCCCGGTCGTCGGAAAGGGTGGCAAGGTCACCGGCCTGACCCGGGCTCCGATCGGGATGTCTGCCGGAAACGACTACACCAAGCGCGCCGACAATGTCATCAACGAGACGATGTCCCGCGGCACCAATGCGCTGATCGATACCGGCAACCGGATCAATGCCCTGGGTGACCAGTCCTCCGCCGTGGCAAGTGCGGCCCAGCAACGCGCCCTGGCGGGTCCCACTTCAATCGAGCAAAACCTCTACAATCAGGCGGCCAGCGACTTGGCCCTCGGCTCCCAGCTCAATCCCGAGGAGGCCCGCGCCGCCTCCCAGCAAGCCTCCAGTGCCTACGCGATGCGGGGGCTGGGCACCGGGAACTCGGCCGCCGCCGCCGATCTGCTCAACCGCTACCAGTACGGTCAGGCCCGACTCCAGCAACGCCAGCAGGCGGCCTCGGGAGCCAATCAACTCATGGAGGCCGGAATGAATAACCGTGCCACGACGGCCAGTGGCCTGCTTGGCAACTCGGCCAACCTCTACGGTCAGGCGGGGGGTGCCTACCAGAATGCGGCACAACTCGGATATGGAGGTGCCAGCGCCCTGGTGAATCTCGACCCGATGCAACGGGCCATGGGCACCGGTGTTAACCTTGGCACCAGCACCAACGGCCAGACCGGCCAGATGATTGGCAATATGTACAGCCAGAATTTGCAGATGGCCGGGGATGTCGCCTCCGCCAACTACAACGGCCAAATGAGCCAGTACAACTCACAGCAAAACAACAAGGCGGCCCTGCTCGGCGCTGGGATCGGCGCCGTGGGCCAGATCGGCGGTGCAATCGGCATGGGCGTTGCGCTCTGATGCTTTTCTCCGAGAAGCTCGCCACTTCCCGTGAGCGTCTTGCGGGATGGTTGGCCCATTTCCGCAACCCCTGCATCCTCTGGTCTTCGGGCAAGGATTCCCAAGTCCTGCTCCACCTGATTCGCTCCATGGGTCATGACTTGCCGGTCGTGACTTTCCAAGAGCCCTGGCAGCGTGGTCGGCTTAACTTCACCCAGCAAATTGCCTCCGACTGGAATCTCACCCTCTACGACTTCCCTCCCTCGGAGCTGGGGCTGAATCGTGGCAATGGCCGCATCGACATCATGCAGCGCTTCCAGCTTGGGAATTTCTCCCTCTGGCTGGCCCGTGGCACGGAGTCCCCCCGTGAAGGTGAACCTTTCCAGTGCGGGGTGGAGTGGCTTTCACGCCCCACTGGCGGGATGCAGTTCCCCTGGGATGCCGCCTTCCATGGCCAGAAATCCTCGGACGAAGATCCCTGCTCGGGCAAGGTCCCTCTTGCCCTGGACATGATCGCCCACCCGACCTGCCCGGCCGCACTCTATCCTCTTAGGGAATGGACCGATGATGATATTTTCACCTATTGCGAGCTCCATAACGTGCCGCTGGATCCCCAACGCTATGGCCGCCTCGATGGCGAGATGGCCGTCCTCGACAACGACAAGGTGGGCAATCCCGACTACTACCGCACCTGCACGGCCTGCCTCGATCCCGATCAGCCCGGTGTGGTGGAGTGCCCCAAACTGAAATGCCAGGTGAACAATGTCAGCGCCACCGCCCCCTGGGTGAATCTCAAGATGCCTCTCTGCGGCTATGCCGCAGGGGACGAGGGGCAAGGGTCGAGCGTCGAGAGGCCAGCAAACTGACGTGCCTCTAGGCACAGCACTGATCCGGGCGTGAAAGCCTGACACGCGGCGGGTCTGGCTGCGTAGATCGAGCACCCGGTCGAGACCCCGATTTGTCCGATCAATGCCACGCACCGATTGCTCACCGTCCTGAGTAGTGGGTAATCATCCCGCACCATCGCGGGAGGAATCCCTGCCGCATCGCTCCGGTCCCGCCGCAGCACGGGCCAGCTCCACTTGTGGGCACAGCAGGCCCCGCAGGCTTGGCAATCAAAGTCGTTCACCCGTCATCGTATGCTTCCTGAAACAAGAGTTCGTCAAGATTTTCCCCCATTAAGCTCGGTCGCTTGAAGCTCTATCCTGCCCCCATGCGTTTCCTTGCTTCGGAACTCTCGACGCTCGTCTCTGGTCTCTCGACTCACTAATCCCATGATTGCCTACAACCCCTCAGTCAACGACCGTTCCGGCGAACTCATTGCCGGAGGAATTTCTCAAGCCGCCTCCGGAATCTCCGGCGCGATCGATAAGCTCTCTGCCTACAAACTCCAATCCGACCAAGCAGACTCCACCGCAGCCCTTGCCCATAAAATGGGCCTGATTGATGCCGACGCGCTGAAAACGATTCAAAATACTCCGTGGATGCAGAAAGCATCCATTGCCCCGAATCTCATCCAACTGGTAGGCCAACAGACTGCTGCAAATCACTGGAATATGATGGCTGGTCTAAGCCAAGCCAAGTTGGATCAGGCTGGGGAAAAGACGCAACCCGTTTCGCTTTACTAACCCCCATGACCGCTGAGGAACTCGCTTTGATGGGCTATCAGCCAGGTCAAACTTCATCCCCCGCCCTCAACGCCGCGCAGTCGCAGGTGACGCCTCAAGATCTCCAGCAATTCTATGCCATGGCCTCCGGCGCCGCACCCTCGGCACCTTCCCTGACGCCCGACCAGGTCGATCCGGCCCTGCTGGCCCAGCTCATGGGGACTCCGGCCCCTCAGTCCCAAATGGATCAGGTCACGGCCAACCAGCTTGCCATGATGGGGGTGCAGCCACCCTCCGACCCCAATGGTTTCACCTCCGGCCCCGATACTGAGGCCCTTGATGCGGCAGGTCAGCCGCTCAATCTTCCTCCCACCACGGGGGCGGCCAATACCTACGGGGGAGCACCCGCTCCCGATGGTTCTGTTGCTCAGGATTCCGCGCCTCAGCAAGTCGCGACGGCCATGGGATTCCCTCAGTTTGCCGACTGGGCCAAGGCCTCCGGCCTGCCCCGCCAAGTCATGCCGGACGAACGCAAGGTGATCCTGGAGAAATACCTCGATCAGCAGAAGGATTTCCTTGCCCGCCAAGATCCTGAAAAACTTCTCAAGCTCAAAAAGGATACGTTGGAAATTCAAAAATCGTCCATGGAACAGGCCGATGCCGTCGCCAAGAAGGTCGACGCCATTCCCGAGGTCCAGAACAACATCCAGCTCCTCGACGATCTTGTCTCCCACAAGGGCCTCTCCTCCTCCGTCGGTGCCAAGGATGCCGCCTTCCTGTTTGGTCTCAAGAGCGAGCCGCTTGCCGGGACCGATGCCGCCAACTTCATGGAGCGGGTCAAGCAGGTGCAGGGTAAGAATTTCCTCACGGCCTTCAACCAGCTCAAGGGCGCGGGACAAATCACCGAGATCGAAGGAGCCAAGGCTCAGGCAGCACTCGGCCGCCTCGGCACCAATCAGTCCGAAGAAGAGTTCAAGAACTCGGTTGGCGAGCTCCGTGGCATTCTCCAGACCGGTCTTGAGCGCTCCAAGGCCCGGCTCGGCAACCAGGCTCCATCCGACACCGCCACAACTACTTCCTCCTCGGCTCCTACATCCGCTCCCGCATCGTTCTCTACTGCACGTCCGGCTACTCTGAATCTCAAGGGGGCCGTGTACCAGCTAGGGTCCGACGGAACCTACCACCGGGCCCGATAAGTCATGGCCCTACCCGCCGCCACTCCAGCGGGCGTGCCCGGCGACTCCCTCTCCTACGAGGATCTGATCGCCCAAGGTGCCGTTGCCGCTGAGCCCGCTGCGGCATCCACCCCCGCCCAAGCTCCGATCACTTCCTCGGTGGCTGATCCTGCCGCCGGGCAGGGTATCTCCTACGAATCCCTCGTCGCCCAAGGGGCCGTCGATGCTTCCGATGGGATGCCTGAGAAGCTCTCACCCACTGAGGCGGACAAGCACCTAGCCGATCAGCTCGACGATCCTCTCTGGGATCCCTCCAGCAAGGAAGATCTCCAGCAGGCCCGCGATGCCTCCCATAGGCTGGGTCATGATACCTTCTCCTATGGGGTGAGCCAGCTCCCCGGAACGGTCGGCGGGATCCTTCAGACGGTCTGGGGTGGCATCAAGGAGCTTGGAAACTATCTCGGCAGAGATCCGGAGGATCTGTCGCGCGTTGAGGATGGGTCGCAGGGGCCTTCCCTAGTCAATACCGCCGCCGAAGGCATCCGCAAGGCCGGTCTTACGACTCTCGAAAACGTGCAGAAGGTGAGTCAGTACCTCAATGAACGCAATCTGCAGGAACGCTTCACCCATGAGGCCTCCCGCGCCCTCCGCGCAGAAGGCAAGGTGAATGCACTCGGAATGCCTGACCCAACCCTCCTTGCCGAGCGCACCGCCGACCTCAAGGCCGCCGCCGGGGAAGGGCCTGATGCCACGCTGGAGCGTGATTTCCAAAACTTCCGAGACAACCGCCTCTTCGACCGGGAGATCGCGGCACCCATCGTGACTTCCCTAAAGGCCGTCCCTGTCCTCAATCAACTCGGTGAGCCGATGCCCAACACAGCCAACTTGGTTTCCATGGCCGTGGCCCCCGAGAATCTGGTCGCCGGTGCCGCCGGTGAGCTTGCCGCCGGTGTCGGAATCGGACGTCTGGCCAAGGCCGCGACCGGCCGCACGCTCGGGGCTCTGGGCACCTTGGGCGTAAAGATAGACGACGGCCTCACCGCCGCCGCCACACGCGCCTCACAATCCGTCGAAGACCTGACAGGTCTCTCTCCGCAGGGTCTCAAGAAAGTGGCAGATACCGCCGCCGTCGTCGGTGTGCCAACCACCATCGGCATGGCCATCGGTGGCTCCGAGCACTCTCCCGAAGTAGCCGGTGTTCTTGGTGTCTACGCGGCCTTCCGCAAGGGTGGAAGCATCCTTCGCAAAGTCTCTCAGGGTGCTCAGGGCGCAGGCCTGATCTTCCGCGAAGCCGCCGATCCCTTCACCCCCTTCCGCACGGAGGCCGCTGCCTCTCTGGCCTCGCATCCCGAAATCCCTCTGGAGTACCGCTCCGCGATGCGAGGCGCCGAATCGGCCATCGACTCAACACCCTCCCGCCTGGCCAATAATCCCGAACTCCCCCAATGGGTGCAGAAGTTCGGCCAAGTGACCAACCGTCCCAATCTGGTCGGCACCATCCGCAATGTCGGCGGTGCCGTCGAGGGATCCATCGGCGGTGCGACCGCCATGGTTCCGCTGGCCGCAATGGCCAACAATGACTCCGAGGCGGGAAACCTGGTCGGCACCGGAGCCGTCTTTGGAGCCGTAGGAGGTCTGGCCCGTAGGGTCATCGGATTCAATCGGCGCGAAATCGATGCCGATGTGGCCCGCTTCCTGGTCGACACCCACCTTGCCGGTGGCGATGCCATCCGCGCCGCCCAGCTCCCCCAAGCCAAGCTCCAAGAACTTGCCGCCTATCAGGGCCTCCTCTCCCTCAAGGGGGTCGATGTCCTCCCCATGAGTGATCGGCAACTTACCGAGGCTCGTCGCGTCGTCGACAATCAACCGGCCATCGCCGGTGCCGATGTGGTGCCTCTCCCGGCCCAGGAGTACCTAGCCAATGCTGCCGCGCTCGGTCGCACCGGATCTGCCGGAACCTTCTACGATGCCACCCCGGGATCGCGGCCGAGGATGTTCATCAACCTCGATGCCAAGGTCCCCTCCTGGGGGCATGAGTTTGCCCATGCGATGATGTCCTCCCAGCTCCTCGACGGCGATCTGAGGAACTCGGTCCGCCACATGGTGGACATGAATTACGGCCCCGAGGATCTGCTCAGTAAATCCCGCGAGTATGCCCAGCGTCAGCTTGAGGCCGAGGATCGCTCGGCCAAGCGCGATGCCATCGCAAACAGGCAACCCCTCCCAACTCTACATCCCATGGAAGAGCGGATCACCGGAAGGGTGGAGGCCCTCAAGAACAATGCAATCCGCAACGGGGCCAACGACCCGCTCGACTGGGCTCGGGATGAAATTTTTGCCGAGCATCTCAATGCCTCAGGCATCAATATCAATGACATCCGCCGTGGCGTCCGCCCGGATGTTGATCCTGAGCGTGCCGCGAACGAGATCCTCGCCGCCCAGGCACGTGTCCTCGGTGCCGCAGGTGCCCCGATCGATCCGGTCACGGGGGCGCTCAAGGGGACTCCTTCCTCAATCTTCCGCGACAATCCCCTCATCGGATCCACCCCCGAACTCTCCAAACAACTGGTCAGCTATGTGCAGACCTACAACGCATGGCTGCGCGGACTCGACACCCCTGCCAAGGGTGCCCCCAAGGCTCCCAAGGGTGTCCTGCTCTCCGCATCGGGAAGTCCCTACGAGCTTGCCAAGTCCCCGAACATCGTACTCCGCGAGGTGCCCGGCCGTCCTGGTATCCGAGAGAATGAATTCCTCCGTGATGAAAATGGCACCATCACCTACAAGCCGCAGGCCGAAATCGACCAGACCGCCAAGCTCCGCAAACAGCAAATCGACATGGCCGTCGGCTCCAGGGTGAGGCCCAAGAACGACCCGACCCTCGGTCGCCGATCCGATGGATCAGTCCAAGGATCACGCCTCCCTGACAATATGGGCGCACTCCAGCACTTCGGACCGTGGATCCTCTCGCTGCTCGGCACCTTCGACGCCAACAAGGGGCTCGGGAATGTCTACTCAAGCAAATACAACCGCGTCGGCACCGGCGAGAGTGGTGGCTACAAGATTCTCAAGATGGGTGGGATCAGGTCGGAGGTCTTTGACCACTCCGAGCCCTTCAACTATTCGGTCACCAAAGAGGGCCACATCCAAGCTCACGTCATCGATATCTCCAACCTCCGCAAGAAAGTGATCCAAGGGATCAACCGCGAGGCCTTCGCCGCTCACAATAACGACCCCGCAGCCATCCGTGACTCGGTCGACCAACTTGTCCAAAACTTCAAGGAGAACCTCCCATCCGAAAACGGGATCGGCGGGGCCAAGCTCCGCGAGATCAATGCCCTTCTCTTCACCGGCTCCAAGGTCCACCGCAACGCAAACCCTCTCGCCGCCGACTACGGCCCCCAGGGCATGGTGCGCCGCCTCCGTGTCGACCGCATCGAGGACACCCGCGCCGTCACCCCGTCGGAGCAATCCTCCCGCCAGAACGACGCAGCCGGTGTCTCCTCGATCCCCAAGAACGGATTCTACTTCGACCTCGACGCCTACAACAGGGTCAACGAAAACCGGATGCCGGATTTTGGGCCGTCTGGTAATGGTGACGGGGTGAAACGCTCCCCTGTAATTGATCAATATGAATCTGCTGTTTTTAAAGAAAGGGAATTGACTGATGAGATCATTCGTCGCGGCGGTTGGTCATGGCAGCATGGAGATGTCCGCGATGAATTGAACGCTCGCCGTGGTGATATGCAAGAAATCAAAAACAGATTAAAACCTCAATACTTGATGGAAATCACACCATTTTATTCTGAAATAAAAACAACATTACCGGAAAGGCATTCAATTATAGATGTGCGTCCTCATGTGGTTTTCCGTGGGGAACAAGCCCCGCCAAAAATTGTATCTGTTGAAGAGGCGGGAGGAGGTGCTTCATCCAGAATTTCTTCAAGTGAGTACCCGGTGATTAGGGTTCAGCTTTCAAATGGTGCAGAGCTTTTGAAACAGGTAAGATTTTCAAATCACGGGCAAGTTAGTCAGAACGCTCCACGAGAATATGATGTCGATTTCAGGGAACCTCTGGTCAAAAGGTCGGGCAAAATAACAAAATCGCTCCAAGTCAAGATGGCGGCAAAATTGCAGCCTATTGTCGATTCAGTATGGAATGATCAACGGAGCTTTCTTGAAAATGCAAACCCCGGCTCCGTTTCCGGAACCGGGGCTGCAGGAATCAAGACGGGAACTGAATCCCCAGCGGATAAATCAGATATGCCCGCTTTGCGGACAGGGAAATGAAGTGCGCTGACGCAATATATGTCCCACATGAAGGCTCCACCGTCAACGGAATTTCTCTGCCCTAGTTTCATCCTTCATCTTTCATAATTTTCCTCCCCTCCCATGCGCCGCCCTCCCTCCCCCAAAGCCCTCCGCGGTGAGCTGGAGGCGGCATCCCTCACGGCCGAGCTCGTCCGGCTAAAGGATCAGCTCAAGGCCTCCGAGGCCTCGAAAGCGAAGCTCGCGGCCACGCTCGACCGGCACCTCCACACCCCCAAGGCCAAGCCAATCACTCCGGCCAAGCCGACCCGTCGAGGCAAGGAGGATATCGTGCGGGTCATCATCCCCGATACGCACGGGGCCAAAGTGGATCAGGCCGCGCTCGCGGCCTGCCTCGGCGACATCAAGGCCCTCGATCCGGATGAGGTGATCCTCCTGGGGGATCATGTCGACTGCGGGGGATTCCTAGCCCAGCACCATGTCATGGGCTATGTCGCGGAATCCTCCTATACCTATGAGGCCGATATCGCGGCCACCAATGCTTTCCTCGATGCGGTGCAATCCGCCGCGCCCCGTGCCAGGGTGGAGTACATCGAGGGAAATCATGAAAGGAGGATCGAAAGCTGGGCCCTAACCCAGACTCTTCGCAACTCCAAGGATGCGGAGTATCTTCGCCGGGCCTTTGCGCCTGAGTTCCTTTTGAAGCTCAAAGAGCGCGGGATCCCCTATTACCGCCAGGGGGAATTCTACGATGATCTCCCGCTCCCGGGGACGATCCGGAAGGGGAAATGCTATTTCTTCCACGGCTCCTCAACTTCCAAGCAGGCCACGACCACGACGCTCAACTCATTCGCCGGTAATGTGGTGTTCGGCCACACCCACCGGGAGCAGTCTTCCTCAGCCCGCCCTGTCCATGCCGGTCAGATTAAGGCGTGGAATCCCGGTTGCCTCTGCGAGCTGCAACCGCTTTGGCAGCACACGAACCCAACCTCGTGGACCCATGGTTTCGCGGTTCAGCTCGCGGCCCGATCAGGGGAGTTCCTCCACCTCAATATCCCCATCATCGGCGGGAAATCGCTCCTAGGATCTCTTGCAGGAAAGTTCCAATGAAAATCCCCAGCGCCCAAGAAATCAAAAACCTACGGAAGGCCGACAAGATTCCGCCGGGGTGGTTCAGTAGGGATCAATGCGAGAAAGAATGGAAAGTAACTCAGTCAGCGGCTGCCGCGCTTATTCGCACGGCAATCACCGCGGGAAAGTGCGACATGAAGAAATTCCTCATCCATACTGACCGGCGCGGCCTCTACCCGACGCAGTATTACCGGTTCAAGTAATCAGCCCTGCTTCTCACCAAAGTTGCGGAGATCCTCATCGGTCAATCCAATCGGTGCATCAAAATCACGGGGCCCATAGAATTTCTCCGTCGTGGTGACGCTCCGGTGACCAAGTCCCCGCTGGGCCGCGTAGATGTCGGCCTTGTCGGCAAGGATCGTCCCGTATTGTCGGCGAAAGAGGTAGGATTTCTTCTTCTCACCCTCGGCGCTCCGGTCGATAAAACGGTCGAAGAAAGCATTGATACCCCGGTAGCAGATGTCATGGCGCTCGCTCTTGTGCCGGGCAGGCACGACAAACTCGGCATCTGTTGTGCGGTAGGCCTTGAGCCTGACCCATAAATCGGATGGCACGGTATGGGTGACGGCCTTGGCTTCCTTGTAGTTGCCTCGGACAGTGAATTTCATCACGCCACCGTCCTCAAAGAAATCATCCCACTTCAACCTGTAGACCATGTCATTCCGGAGCCCGAAATAGTTCATGAGGGCGTAGACGACCCAGACCGGCCGACGATCCCGATAGAGCTCCTCGGCACCATTCGCCAAGTCGAGCATCTCCTGCTGGCTAAAGGGAACGAATCCTGTCTTGTCATTGCTCTCAAACTCATAACTGCACCCACGGAACATGGTGAGGTCGGGGAGCTTGAGATGCTTGTAAATATCCATGCGGCTCTTTTTGAAGACTGCCCTGGCATGGACGATCTGAGAGGCAATGCTGTGGTCTGGCCTTCCCGCCTTCCTAGCACCCTGCACAAACGCGTCGACGGTCTCCTTGGTCAGGACATTGGCCCGGAGTGATCCGACCTCTTCACGCCCCGTAGAAACGCGCAGAAGGCCCTCAAGCTGCCCGATGTAGTCCATGGCGGTACGCTTGGCGATGCGGAGCGTGGGGATCGCCCCCTTCCATGCCAGGGCGATCTCCTCGATGGTGGCGTAATCGCTCTTGGTCCGCATCCGGTCGAGCCGAGTGGTGTCTCCGGACGCCTGAGACTCCTCAAGAGCCTTCAGGAATGCGATCGCCTTGGTGACCGCAATGTGGCGGAGGTCGGTCTTCAAGCTATGGGCCACGATCTTGCCCCGCTGGACAAACCGCAGATTGTAAAACGGGCTTCCCTTGCGTCGAATCAACCGATAAGTTTTGCCGCCGTGAACGAAGGAATCCTTACTCTTGGCCTTGGCGCTTTTGGCAGCCGTTGCGTCTGCTTTGGTGGTCGTGATTTTCATGGTGATGAGATGTTTTCTTTGCGTCGTATTTTGCGTCGGATTGCGTCGTATTTTGCGTCAGATTGCGTCGTTTCTGTTCGTTGCAAGAATTGCCTAGTATTGCGTCAGGCGCAAGTGAATTTTAGAGTAAAATCATCTCATCTTTTGGAATTTTTAGAGTAAAGCCGCTTTAGCTCAGTTGGTAGAGCATCTCATTCGTAATCCGAAACACTCCTCTGTCCGTTTTATTTTGCGTCGGATTTTGCGTCGGATCCGATGACTTTACCGATCAAACATCCGGGGTGTGAGCGCACCCAAAGTTTGAGGTATGCAAGGAGAACACGAGGGTCGTGCATATCTCCGGGTTTGCTTGCGGAGTCTCGCTGCCAGTCGGTGGCAAGCTGCTTCATGCAGTCGCGGGTGAGCTGGTTGTGGAGCCACGCATATTTGCCATATGGATTGTTGTTGTAACTCGCCGGTGGTGGGATTTCTTTGTGCGTTTCTTTGGTGGTGGCGGGCGTCACGCTCCTGCGAACCATCGGCATGGGTGGCAGATCGTACGAGGGTGCGCTGACGGTGCTCATCTCGATGACGGTCGGTTCGGGGGCTTTCGGTGTGACGATGGGGACGATCTCTCCTCGAGGGGTGACGGTGGCGCTGACGGTGGTGCCTGGTGCGGCGTTGACTCCGCCCCATTGTCCTGAGCGTGGCCCTCCCCAGGTGACGTAGTTGTAGCCTCCGGCCCCGTTGGGGCTGAAGGTGGTGGTCTGGAGTCCTCCGGTGCCGCCGTAGGTGGTGATGCTTTGCATCTGAGCTTCGGCTGAACAGAAGGTTGCAAGAATTGCAAGGATGGTGAGAGTTTTCATTCTTTGTAGATTGTGATGTCTTTGGTTGCTCGAAGCAGGGTTTTCAGTTCCCGGAGGATCATGATGACCATGCCTGGTGGATGTTTCTTGAGTAGTTCGCGGATGATTTGGATGGCTTCGTTTTTGGATTCTTGGTGGCTCATTGTGTAAGTCGATATGTAGAAAGAGTTCCTCCCCAGTACCATTTATTGTCGATCTTGGCGATCCATGCCCGGCATGAAATCTGGTTGTCGCTTTTGAACTTCTTGTCCAAAACCATTTGGTTAAATGCCCGTATTTTGCGGATGTCTAGCCTGTTCATGTTTTGATTTGCCCGTTTGTTCCGGTCGGCTCTTCCGGTTTGTTTATTTTCCAATGCGGTTGAGTTTTCGTTTGAGCTCCCTGGCCTCATCTCGAAGTTTCTTTGCGGCCTTAGCTTCGCGTGCTTTCTTTAATCGCTGGCTCAGCACGCGGCTGCGAATGGCCCAGTGGTAAACTTCTTCAATAAGGACCGACTCCGATCGGCGGGTTCCGTGCGGACGTAAAGTGAGTGTATCGCCATCGGCGGATGACGAGATTGTGATAACCAAATTGCGGCCGGTATCGCACCCGTATCCCCAGCCCAGGGTGTCACGGGTTTTGCGGACGACGGGTTTGTTGAGCGGTGTCATGGTCGTGTCCTCCTGGGGTTATTTGGATTCCCAAACGATGGCTATCCGCACTGGATTGCCATTCCCCTCATGAATTGCAACGTGGTTTCCGCCGCGATAAACAAACCATCCCAAACTTTTTAAATGGTCAAAAATTCCCTGGTATTGATCCAACGATTTGCAAATCGTACAAAGATTGTCGATCGCGTAAACGGCGGCTTGTATTTGATCAAGCTGCTCGGTGGACAAGTGATTGGTGTTTTCAATTAGTGCTCTGATTTTCATGTTTTGATTTGCCCGTTTGGTAGGTCGGCTCTTCCTTGATTCAAAGTCTTTCAAAGACTGCAAAAGATGTCAACAGAAAATCTTAAAATATTTTTAGCCCTCAATTCTTACATGAATCACCTTGGCGTTTACTAAATCGTTGCTATAGGTATAACAGGGTGCGGTCAGGCCGATGTTGCTTCCTGCCTGGGGTCTGATCCATGGTATCCGCTCGGTGTTAAAGGGATTACGGTTTCCCTGATCACCGGGGTTCGTTGAAATTTCTTGTCGCCTTTGGCGGCCTCAATAATTGCTTCGCGAATCCAAGTGGCTCGGGTAATTCCATCCCGCTGGGCTAATTGGTCGATGCGGTTGACCAATGGAATTTCAACGGAACAAGCGATGAGCTTCATTCCGGTGCCGATGGCGTTGAATTTTCCCTTGGTCATGAACGCCTAGTCTACACCCTTTTAAAGTCTTTCAAACTTTTATTTTCAATCTTTAAAAGATTCTTCTTGAATCTTTAAAAGTTTTTCTTTAAAAGATTTCGCCATAAGCAAAACCCTTATGGCAAACACGACCACCATCGCGGCCTCCGGAGTCCCACAGGATCTTGTTCTGTGGCTCGACGAGCAGGCAAAACAACAATGCACGAATCGATCAACGATCATTCGTCAGATCCTCACGGCTCGCGTCGCTGAGGAATCTGTAACCGACTCGCAAGAGTGCGAAATGGAGGTCGCATGATCGCCCTCCTCGCCGCCACCGCCACTGCGATCCTGATCATCGGCCGTCAGGAATTTGCCGAGATGCTGGCTCTGCTGATCACTCGCTTCCGCCGCTAATGATGAGCCGCGAGATCACTGAACTGGAAATCCGGCAGGGTCGCCACCGGCTGATCCTTCGCAAGGTGACGCCAGGTGAATGGCTGCGGGAGCTCCATGGCGCGGCGGCTTCTTTTTTTTATGAGGTATCCCTTGATGGGTCGGTGAGGACATTCACTGCCGACGCCCATCAGGCTCAGGCGATCTGGCGCGGCTGTATGCGCTGGCTGCGTACCGGTCACTCCACCACTGCGAAGGTGCTGCCATGAATCGGCTTCGTCGTTTCTGGACCTGGTATCTCGCGGCAGTCGGTTATGTGAAGCGCCCTTGCCCATTCTCGGGATCTGAGCCGCGTCTGCAATCCACGGTGCTACCAGGAGGCGAGCGATGAGCGCCAACGCGAAGGCCGGTGAGCGGTATCTCCGCATCAAGGAGGTCGCATCGATGCTCTCCATCCACCCAAATACGGTGAGGTTATGGGTTCAGGATGGTCTTTTCGGCGAGATCCTCCGTCTGTCACCTCGCGACTACCGGATTGCTGAATCATCTCTCCGGCAGTTCATCACGGCTCGAATGGCATGAGTCACGATTTCATCGAGGCCTTTTTCTGCGCGGCCCTTTTCTTTTTTTTATACGGCTGTTGGAGGTCTAGAATGTAATGACTCCGACCGCCGCCTCACCCCCGCCTCTTCTTTTTTCTGAAGAAGAAATGGCTCTTGAAAAGGTTGGCTCTCCGGCTTTCACCGGTGCGTCTACTGGTGATCGTCTGCTGGATCAGCGGCCGGATTTGTACCGGATCACGGTTCAGCTTCTAGGTCAGGGAACTGGTATTCGAGAAATCAAACGGCTCACCGGCCTGCACCATCGGACGATCGAGGCGGTGATGATCCGCGAGGGTTCCACTATTGACACACATAGAAAGGAACTCGGGGCGCGTGCTCTGAAGGTTGCGGCGATGGGAGTCGAGCGCCTCGAGGAGATCATCGCGGACGGGGCGATTAAGCCGGGTGAACTCTCGATGGCGGTCGGTATCCTGATTGACAAGGGTCAGGTGCTAACCGGTGGAGTGACCGCACGAGTCGAGAAGGTGGAGCAGTCACAGGTTGCGGCCGGTCTTGAGCGGATGCTGGACGATTTGCCGGTGATTGATGCCGAGCTCGTTGAGGATGGCCCTGAGATCAATCTGGGTGGCGAGAATGTTTCACCAATAGCGGCCCTCCTCGATGTCGATCCGGATGCCTGGATGCAGGAGATCGCCCAGGTCGACGCGGATCCGGCTGCCGCTCCTGTATGTGAAATTGCACCGGCTCAATTTGACATACAGACCCCAGCATCTGATGGGCAATCAGTTGTTTCTGACTCACCTATCTCTGTAGAGGCTCCGATTGCGTCGGATTGTGCGTCGAATCTCCCCAAGAAATCCACCACCGCGGCGAAGTCCAAGGACCCGAAGACCAAGGGCAAGGTCGCCCTGGTGAAGTCACCGGCCTCGGCCCCGGGATCGAAGGCCTCCACCTCAAAGGGATCCAAGGAGGGGGGGAGGGGGTCGGCCTCAAAGCCCCGTCCCAGAAACCGCGACTGATAGGACTCTCAGAAATTTTATTTCAATCGTTCACCAGATTACCCACCCGAATCCACCCATTTCACACACCACACCATGACCACCGAAAACACACCCAAAAAAGAAGGGGGCGCGGTATCCGCGATCACGTCCCTCTTTGGAAAAAAAGCGCGGCCACAGGCCATCCTGAGCGTTCAGGATCCCTCCCAAGCATCCACCCCTGCTTCATCACCTCAGCAATTTGAAAAAAAGAACCCGGCGGAAGTGATCGGGCTTGGGATCTCCTACAGCGAGGTCGGGGTGGCGGAGAAGCTCGGGATCAGCGCCGAGGATGTCACATGGCTCCGCAAGGGTCTGCTTGAGGCTGGGAAGGACTACACCCGCGAGGCGGGATTTGTCCGGATCACCGCCGCCGGGATGGCCAAGCTCGAGGCCCGGCTCGCCCAGGAGGACACCCTCATCGTCCAGAGCGCCCATGTGGTGAATCCTCGCCTCGTCCTGGCACGGCAGCCGGGGAATCCCGACGTCATGCGCGTCAGGGTTGCTGATAATAGCCAGTGGTGCCGGGGGATGATCATGAGCGGGTGCGTGAAGGCCGCAGATCTTCCGAAGTTCTGGAGCTGCACCGAGCGGCCGCGATTCAAGGGGAGGGTTTAACGTCATGCCAAACAGAATTCTTAGAGATTGGTCGGACAGCTACCGCTTCGACGGGTTGTCATCGGAAGCCGAGTGCCTGTTCATCCGATTGATCATGAAGGCCGACGATTACGGAAATTTCCACGGAGATGACCGCATCGTGTCAGCACTTTGCTTCCCACTTGGCAGCAATATGTCGACATCGGAGAGATTGTCCGAATTAGAGGAGCGAGGAATCATCAAATTCTACGCCCAAAAAGGCCGCAAGTACCTCACAATCATTAACTTTGGTCAGAGGTTGAGATCACACACTAGGAAGTTTCCAGACCCATCGACAGCGGATGGTTGTCAAGTTGCTGACAACTCGCCGTCATTTGACAGCAATGGGCGGCCTGAAGAGAAGGGAAGAGAAGTAGAAGAGAATAGAAACGAACTGCTTGTTTTTTCCGGAGAGGAGTCACCTGAGCCCACTGATGATCCTGATCCTTACTCTCCCGAGTTCGAGACCCTATGGGCAGCATTTCCAGAAAAAAAAGGAAAGGGGGGTGCTTGGAGGGTTTGGAAAAACAAAGTCAAGGGCCGGATCAGCGTGGAGGAGTTGGTCCGGATCATCCACTTGCAGCAACTGGATCGGGTCGAGGCCAAGCGGCGTGGCGAGTTCTACGCCTCCTGGCAGCACCCGGCGACATGGCTCAATGACGACGGCTGGCACAACGAACTGAAATATCCGCAAAAAAAAGAAAGGGCGGCGGATTCAGTTCCGGCCCGGTGGAGGGAGATCCTGGTGGACCGATATCCGCAGAATTTCCCCGATGGGATCACTGGTGGGAATTTCCCAAACAGCTTCAGCCTCCTGCCTGCCAGCGTGCAGGCTGAGATTAGGGAGCATGACGGACTGGTCAGCCAGATCAGTGAGGCCATCCACGCCACCCCATCCGAGGAGGCCGCATGATTTCTGACACTTTATCCGATGCAGTGCGTAATTTGTCACGATACCAGCAGGAATTTCCTGATATCTACAATCCGTACTTCGAAAAAATTGAGTTCGTGAAGCAGCAGATGGATATGTTGCGTGCCACTCTTGATCGAGCCCCGGATGGACCGGATGACTTTCAAGGCGAATGGATCAGTACCGAATGGGATCCTATTGCAGAAGAAAAAATCCAGCGGGTCCTTAAATTTGAGCGTGAAATGGATGGAGGTGCCGCATGAGCGCCAATCCCTTCGACCGCCTGCCGAATGCCTCGCCCGAGCACGAGCGCATCGTCCTCTCCTGCATGATGCAGGACCCGGCGAACTGCATCCCCGTCGTCATCGAGTCGATCGGGCCCGATGCATTCCGTGGGGGAGGTCACCGCGTCATCGTCGAGGCCATCCTCGAGCGATTCCACCAGCATCAGGGATGTGACCTGATCGGCGTCCAGCAGCACCTCATCGACATGGGTCGGATCGAGGATGTGGGCGGCGTGGCGAGTCTCACCGAGATCGCCATGGCCGCGCCGACTGTCATGGATATGCCCCGCGCCCTGGACGAGGTGCGGAGGAAGTGGGCGCTCACCCGGATCTGGCAGACCGGCTACGACGCCGTCCAGCTCGCGGCAAATCACCAGGACGAGGGCAACCCCGACCAACTCCTCGACGATGTCGAGACCGCGTTCTTCAACCTGCGGGCCACCTTTGCCAAGCAAGACGAGCTGCTTAAGCCAGCAAAGGATTTCATCAACCAAGCGATCGACCAGTTCGAGCACGCCTACAAGGCCCGGGGAACCGGAGTGCTGGGAGTCCCCAGCGGCTTTGTCGATCTCGACCGGATGTGCAATGGATTCAAGGGAGGCCAACTCATTGTCCTGGCGGCGCGTCCCTCCATGGGTAAGAGCGCCCTGGCTATGAATATCCTCCAGCACGCGGCCGAGCAGGGCCACGGCTCGGCGCTCTTTAGCCTTGAGATGAGCGGCATGGAGATGGCCCAGCGCATGATCTGCGCCTCGGCCGATGTCAGCCTCCAGCGGGTCAGGGATGGATTCCTCTCCAAGCAGGATTTCCCACGGATCACCAATGCCGGGAGCAAGGTCAGCCAGCAGAATATCTGGATCGACGAGACCCCCTCCCTCTCGCTCTACGCGCTGCGGGCCCGGGCAAGGCGGCTCAAGATGCAGCACAAGATCGGGCTCATCGTCATCGACTACCTCCAGCTCATGCGCTGCCCGAGCAAGCGTGGCGACGCCAACAGGGCGCTTGAGATTGCCGACATCACCGGAGGGCTCAAGACCCTGGCCAAGGAATTGGACATCCCGATCATCAGCCTAGCCCAGTTGAATAGGGAAGCCGAGCGTCGTGGCGAGCCCAAGCTGAGCGACCTTCGCGAGAGTGGATCGATCGAGCAGGATGCCGACGTGGTGCTCCTGCTCAACCGGAACAAGGAGGATCCCGCCGAGCCGAGCAAGCTCTTTGTCGCCAAGCAGCGCAACGGCCCCGTGGGACCGATCGACCTCATGTTTGACGGGGAGAAGACCCGCTTCCGCGATTGCACCGACCGGAAGTACTCCAACTCCGAAGAGCACCGCCAGAAGGGCTACACCAAGAAGGCCGCATGAAAATTAACAACGCCTGTATTTGTTGGAATTCCGAAACCGGCCGTATCCGAGCGCTTGAGTTGCCATGTGAAGATGAAATGAGGCGCTTTGATCTGGACAGTGATTTCGGGGCTTCACTGCCTGATTTTCAAAAGAGGAGCTCTTATCAGCAAGTTTTCGTCATGTTCACGTTTGTTTTGAATCTGATCGGCCACGAAGTAGTCGATGGCATGGATGCGTATGAGGAACTGATGAAAATCGATGAATGTGCCGATGAAATCAACGTGTGGGGAGACGTAAGTAAATTGTCATGAGCACTGATTCCACCCAGCGCAAGCCCCTCACCATTTCCCGAATTCTTCTCGGTCAGCCCTACGTCATCCATCAACCGGACTCGGTCATGGTTCCGGCGGTGGATGTCCGGGTGCTGGCCGAGAACGGGGGGATGTTCCAGCGGACCTTCCTCGCCTTTGGCCTCAGCAAGGAGCTGGTCCGCTCCGCCTGGGAGCGCGAACCCGACAAGTTTCTGAAAGTCGACCTCAACCAATCGGCAACATTAGACCCCAACCTCAACGTCACCCTTGATAATTAGACCATGACCTCAACGAACCCACGCATGAATGGCAAGACCCTCCGGATGCACATTGCCGAAGGGACGGCCGAGATCTCACGCGGCGACGCCATCAAGATGAAGATTGCCTGTGACAAGTGGCTCCGGGAGCGAGACCCCGGCTACATCCCCTCAAGCGGATTTCATTTCGGCTCACTGGTCCGACGCACCCAGCCCACCCCGATTGCCCCCATCACTCCGGCCACCGCATGAAAGATTACAACGCCAAAAACTACGCCGACAAGATTCCGCCGGGGGCGACGCCTGCGGCTCCGGCACCGAGACCTCAGACCAAGTCCACGGTCGATGCCATGCTCGATAAAATCAGCGAGCTCATCCGAACCCGGGATGCTTGGGCCACGCTGGCACAGCTTCTCCTGCTTCGGGGGGATTATCCCAAAGATGACCCCGAGCTGGCCGCCGCCCTGCGCGCCTGCACGCCGCGCTCCAATTCGGCCACCCCTGATTCCCTCTAACCATGGAACGCGTCGAGAACCCCATCCGATCGCTGACCATTGCCATGATCGAACAGGCCGTCGAGGACTACGTCACCCTGCGCGAGCTCGGCTGCGTGCGGGCTCAGGAGGTCGTGAAAGAGAAGTGGCGTTACGAGGTCGGGCTCGACTGGCGGTACAGCCCGCTGGGCTACCGGGCACCCAGGCAAGTGGCCGAGCTGATCGAGTTCCTCATGGGGCCGTACTTTGACAAATTCTGCGACCACCTCTCGACCGAGAGCGTCAAGTGGCAGTCGTGGAAGTTCCGCCAGCGTCTGGGGCTTGTGCCCGGAGCGACGGCCCTGCTCACCCGCGATGACCTTACCTGGCTCTTGACCCCTTCACACCAGCGCGAGCGCCAGCGCAATGCCCGATCTGGAACCGACCTCCCGCTCTACAACACCGAAGAAAACATCGTCGCCCATGAACCTGACCTTCAAGCCGCGTAAGGAACCACCCCTTGTGAAAGAATTTCACGGAAACTGGCCCCGACTGATTGCTTTCACCGGCCCGGCCGGTAGCGGGAAGAGCACGGCCGCGCAACATCTCGTGCAGGAGTGCGGATACCGCCGGATCCGATTTGCCGACCCGATCAAGGATATGCTCAGGGATTTCGGGCTGACGTTTGCCCAGGTCGATGGCGATCTGAAGGAGACCCCGTGCGCGATGCTTCAGGGCAAGACCCCGCGCCGAGCCATGCAGACTCTTGGGGACGAGTGGGGACGGCAGTTGCTCGGCCCGAATGTCTGGGTCATGGCATGGGAGCGACGCGTTGAGGAGAATGCGTTGTTCCAAAGGGAGTTTGGGAAAAGGGATTTCGGGATCGTCGTGGATGATTTGAGGTATCCCAACGAACTGGATGCCATCCTCCGGCAGGGGGGATTGGTCATTCGCGTCCACCGCTCCGAAGTCCTGGGCGTTGAGGCCCATGTCTCGGAAAATCACACCCTTTTCAGCCAGCGGGTCCTCATCAATGACGGCACTCCCACCGATCTGGCCTCCCGCCTTGAGCAGATCCTTGAAGCCATCACCCACAACCAACACGCCGCATGAGCACCACCGACACCAAACTCAAGCAAGCCTACGAAGCTGCCGAGGCCAAGCGCCGCAAGGCCGCCATCACCCGCGACCGAGACACCATTCCGTTTGATTTTGACATCGTTGAGAATCCCGGCACCTACGCCGAAGACCCGATCTGGAAGCGCTATTGGAAGACCGAAGGAGTGCGTGCGCTTAATCCCGACGGCTCGGTCATCACTGACCAAATGGAGCGTTTCCGCCTGGCCTTTGAGCTGGGGTATCAGGCCTGCAGGAAAATTGAAAAGGTGCCGTTGAAATATCCTGTCACCGGCCTCGACGTACCCGACTACCCGGAGGGCGGAAAATGAGCGCGGGGAAGGGATCGGCCCCGAGGAATCTCGGCCCCAAGTTCAGAGAGAATTTTGACGCGATCTTTAAGAAGTCGAGGGACGAGGGTCGAGAGTCGAAGGCCAGCAAACCTATCAGCCTAGAGCCTAAACCCCTAGAGCCTAGCCCCCGCACCGTCTCTCCTCACCCATGAGCTTCAAGCGCATCTGCACGGCCACGATCCTCGGGAAGCGGTGGACGATTGGCTTCGGATTCCCCGGCAAGACGGGAGGTGTCGTCGATGACGGCTCCGCCGACAAGGACCTGCGGCGGATCGTGATCCATGCGGCACGGCATGGACGATCACGTTCCCTCATGGAATGTACCGTCCACGAACTCCTCCATGCGCGATTCCCCGACATCGAAGAGCAGGCCGTCACCGAGTTCGGCGAGCTGGTCGCCCGCGTCTACGAGAAGCTCGCCTCCCACGAATAACCCCCAACCAACCAAACCAACCAAAACCAAATGAGCGAAAGCAACCAAAACAAGGGCACCTTTGTCCTCTTCAAGAACATTAAGCGCGAGGGCGATCACCCCCGCAAGCCGGTCTATTCCGGATCGATCGAGCTGCCCGACGGCACCAAATATGATCTGGCCGGATGGATCAACGAGGGCAAGGTCGGATCCAAGATCGAGGGCCAGAAATACATCAAGGGTGAGGTCAAAGAGCCATGGGTGCCGCAACAAAAGGTCGAGGGTCGAGAGACGAGGGTTGAGAGCCCGAAGACCGAGAGCAACCTTGCCGAGGACGACATTCCGTTCTGAGGAAAGCCTCTGACCTAACAATCTTCAGCCTAAATGCCTAATCAGCCGACCGACACCCCGAGGACCGATGCCGTGCACTGGAAATTCCACACGCACGACGACATCGTGAACCTTGCAAGGGATCTGGAACGTGAGCTGAACGAAGCCAACCGCGTCATCCGTATGTGGGAGCATGGCGAATTCCGAGCGATGAAACTGTTCAAGGAGCTGAATGCCGCCCTTGCCGCCTTGAAACAAGTGACCCGCGATGCCGATGCAACTGCCCGGGATCGCGATGAATGGATGACCCGCTGCATGCAGTCCTCTGCCATTCATCATTCATAATTCATCATTCATCCTTTCCCTTCCCATGCTCCAAACTCCTCACCCCGTTCACCCCATGGTCGAGCTGATCGGCCGCCGCAAGGATGGCCGGATCGCGGCCCGCGTGGGTGAGCGGGAGCGGATTTTCACCAAGGATCAGCTTGCGGCCTTCATCACCGCGAGGGAGGAGGGGATCCGGCTGGAGAAGGCCGACCCCCTCCGCTACGGCCATGAGCCCTCTTCCTGGGTGCGTGCCGATGCGGAGCGGGCCCGGCTGCGGGAGAAGTTCCCGGTGGGGGTGATTGAGGAGTGGAACCTGGGCGGGAACCGTGCAGGGAAGTCAGAGCGGGCGGCCAAGCGGATCGTCCAGCTCATGATCGAAAAGGACTTTGCCAAGGTCTGGTGCCTGCAAAGCACCGAGGCCTCTTCGATCGAGAACCAGCAGGGCCTGATCTGGAAATACCTCCCGACCGAGTACAAGAGCGAGACGGGGAAACTCCGCCAAGGGACGACCACCAAGATCAACTACTCGGTGAGTGGCGGATTCACCGAGAACAAGCTCGTCCTGCCGAATGGCTCCATGTGCGTCTTCAAGTTCTACTCCATGGACGTGAAATCGGTCGAAGGTGCCGAGCTGGACTGTGCCTGGGCGGACGAGTTGGTCACCCCGGACTGGCTTGAGGCCCTGCGCTACCGACTTCTGACCAGGAATGGCCTGCTCCATGTCACCTTCACCCCGGTGGCGGGTTACACCCCGACCGTGGCCAGCGTGCTTAATGGGGCCGTGACTACGGAAGAGACCGAGGCCGAGCTCCTGCCCAAGATCACGGGCGAGGGATTTGAGAAGGTCCCGCTGACCCAGCAGCCGGTCATGCGGAATGCCGGGATCGTCTACTTCCACACGCAGGAGAACCCCTACGGCAACTATCCCTCGCTCAAGGTCGTGCTGGAGGGCAAGAACAAGGAGACCATCCTCTGCCGCGCCTACGGGGTGGCCACCAAGTCGAGGGTCAGCCGCTTCCCACGCTTCCGTGACGATGTCCATGTGGTCGATCCCGAGTCCATCCCCAAGGAAGGAAGCAATTACCACATCGTCGACCCTTGCAGTGGCCGCAACTGGTTCATGATCTGGGTCCGGGTCGACATTCGTGGTCGGCTCTTTGTCTACCGGGAGTGGCCAGACTCTTCCCGCTACATTACCGGGGTCGGCGTGGTCGGCCCCTGGGCGGTGCCGAGTGCCAGCAAGGCCGACGGCGACATGGGCGATGCCCAGAAGACCTTTGGATGGGGCTTGCAGGAATACAAGGAGGAGATCGCACGCCTTGAGGGGGATGAGGTCATCCGCGAACGCCTCATGGACAGCCGCTATGCCTCCAGCGCCACCATCCTCCGCGACGGGGTGACGACCCTACTCGACGAATGTGCCGATATTGACATGGACTTCAACCCGACCTCGGGACGTGCCATCGATGAGGGAGTTGATCTCATCAACAACGCCCTGGCCTACGATCCCGACAAGCCGGTCGCGCATGGGAACGAGCCCCGGCTCTTCATTTCACGCGACTGCGCCAATGTGATCTATTCACTGAAAGAGTGGACCGGTGCGGACGGGAACAAGGCTGCGACCAAGGACCCGCTCGACTGCGTCCGCTACGCGGTGACCGCCGAGCCGGAGCTGCTCTACGTCGAGGGAGACATCTTGAGACCAACCCAGCACCCAGGGGGGGGCTATTGAATTTAACTCTTCTGCGCCTCTGCGCCTCTGCGCGAGTCTCCGTCGTTCCCCCATTAAGCTCGGACATCCCATCGTCTACGCTTGCGGCGTATGTCACTTGCCAACGACGGAACCGGATCGAAGATCGAACGCCTCGGAGCCCTTGATTCCGGGGGAGATCTGGCCGAGAACCTTGCGATCCTTTCCTCTGAGCTGATCCAATCGACCCGGGACGCCTTCTGGTACTACAACCGCTCCGAGCAGGCCTACCATACCCGGCTCAATTTGTGGAACGGCCAGTCCGCCGACGGCCGCAAGCACGGGGCCGATCTCAATGCCCAGCCCTTTCCCTGGGAAGGCGCAAGCGATATGCGCCCGCGCATCATTGACAGCGCGATCAACGAGCAAGTGATGCTCATGATGAGCGCCTTCACCAGGGCCAACACGCAGGCCGTGGCGATGGATTCCGACGACATGGAGTACGCGGAGAAAGTCTCGACCTTGCTCAAATATGTCATCTGGAACCAGATGCGCCCCCAGATCCGGCGCGAGCTTCAGCTCGCCGCCAACTGGCGACAGACCTATGGGGCCTCGATCACGGCCGTCATGTGGGATCAGCAACTTCGCCGCACGACTCAGGAGATCACCCTCGACGGCCTTGCCACCATGATGGGTGCCACCGAAGACCCGCAGCAACTTGCCGCCATCAAGCAGCAGGTCATGGAGCAGGTCATGGATCCCCTCCGCGAGGAGGAGAACCTCCGCATCCTGACCGGGATGTCGCCAATCCTGAAGAAGGGCCCGGCCCGCACCTGCTTGAAGGAGCTCCGCGAAACCGGCCGCACCGAGATCCCGATCCCCGAGGTCTTCTCGGCCATGCCCAAGTGGAGCGCCCTGCTCCCGATGGTCGATGTCTTCTTCCCCTGCATCACCGACGACATCCAGCGGGCTCCCTGGGTGGCTCACCGCGAGCGTCTCACCGAGGGTGAGCTGCGCGACCGGATCAACACCCACGGCTACGATGCCGACTGGGTCGAGGAAGCCGTCAAGCGCAAGGGCTACGTGGTCGACACCCTGACCTCGAACCTCCTGCTTCTCTCCGAGAGCCGTCGCAACTTCTGGGGCATCCTCGACTACGAGCGCCGAGACCTGATCGAAATTTTCCACTTCCACAGGAAATCCGTGGACGACGACGGCATTCCCTGCGTCTGGAATACCGTCCTCTGCCTCGGCGTCCGTGATAGCGTGGCCCTCGATGAGGCCCTGCCCTACGAGCATGGCCAGTATCCCTATGTGGTCCACCAGCGCGAGCAGATCGCCCGCACGATCCTTGAGTCCCGGGGCGTTCCGACGATTGCCGACACCTGGGAGAAAGAGGTCAAGTGCCAGCGTGACGCCCGCAGTGATCGCACCTCCATTTCCGTCCTCCCGCCCATTCTTGTCCCCGCGTCTCGTGGCGCGATGAATCTCTCCTTCGGCCCCGGCACCAAGTGGCCGAGCCGCCGCGGCGAGGAGATCTCCTGGATGCAGATCCCGCAGGGGGACGGATCCTCCATCGAGATCGAAAAGGCCGCCCAGACCACGCTCGACCAGTACCTCGGCCGCATGACCGAGAACTGCCCGCCCCAGCTCGCCCAGCTCCACCAGCAGGACCTCGTCGACGGGTGGCTGCTGGAGATGCGTCAGGTGGTCGGTCAGACCCTCCAGCTTTGCCAGCAGTACATGGCCGAGGATCATGTCGTCCGCATCGTCGGCCCCCTCTCCCGACCTTGGAATGCCGGCCGCAGCGAGGTGCAGGGAATGTTCGACGTGAGCTTGGAATTCGACATCCGCGACCTCAACCACGAACTGCTCAAGGAGAAGTTCGGCCTGATCCAGAGCGTCCTGGCCAATGACCGCTTCGGCCGCGTCGATTACAGCAAGTTCACCGAGCTCATGTTCCGCGCCATCGATCCGAACATGGCGGGAGCCGTGCTCCAGCCGATGGATCAGGCGACCCAGGCACAGGTCAGCGACGAGCAGAATGCCCTGACCCAAATGGTGGCCGGAGTGGAGCCCAAGATGGAGCCGCAGGCCGGGAT